GTGCGACTTCCCTGATCCCGTTGGCAGCACCAAACAAGGATGGCCACGGTTTGAGCCAAGCCACGAATATAAGTCATTGATTGCCCTTTGCTGATAATCACGAAGCATTTTTTTCCGCTTCCAGAATTGCGTAGCCAATCATTTCGGGGATTTGTGGGACGACCGCGTTGCCGAGTGCGGCTATTCGTCGTCGGTCCATCGCAATGGATACCCCATCGCTATCTCGTAAAGGAAGCGAACCTGATACCACGGGACGCCCACGGTTAACGCTTCCGTAGCTAGCGAAGGGGAATGGCGCTTTTGTGCCGCAAGAAAAGCTGTTGTGCGTGATAAATCCTTCCCGTCCCGAGCATTCGGGGTAGGCCACAATCCAGACACGTTCTCGACGATGGGGAGCGCCCAAGGCTGCTGCCGGTATGTTTTCCCATTCCGCATCATACCCGCACTCGGCCAGGTCTCCGAGTATTCGGCCAAACCATCCGCCTCGTTTTTCGTTAGGGCCACCAAGCAGATTTGCGACGTTCTCCACGATGACGTATTGCGGTCGTAACTCGCCAATAAGTCGGACGATTTCGGACCACAATCCTGACCTTGTGCCTTCCCCAAGTCCTGCGCGGCGACCAGCAACGCTGATATCTTGGCATGGGAATCCTCCGGTGATGACATCAACGGCAATTCCATCGGCAGCAAGTCTTTCTGCTGTGACATTCCTAACATCCTCATAACAAGGCACATCCGGCCAATGCTTCGCCAATACACGGCGGGGGTAGTCTTCAATCTCGCAGAAGGCGACCGTCTCGAACCCGCCAGTGCGTTCGAGGCCGAGGCTAAACCCACCAATGCCAGAAAACAAATCAAGGACACGAAGCATCAGAACGGAATCTCCTCTTCCTCGACGGAAAGCCAGACCCAGACCTGGACCTAGACACAGGCCCAGGTCTGGACGCGGATATCGACTAATCAGGAACCGATGTCACCGGGGGTACGGTGACATACAGTTCAAAAACATTCTTGCAAACTCTCCTCTGCACCATGTTGCATTTGTCGCTGTCGGCCAGTTGCCGGTAGTATTCCATAATCTCCTTCGGGCGCATACAGTATGTGTCGGCATCGCTCACATATTCCCCCTGCAACTTCCATTGATGTCGGCTTTCCGCCGACTTGATAGCGAGCAGATAGAACTGGGTCGCTTCCTGTTTCGGCTGATGTGCCGTGGTTACCCTGCCATGCATTAGTAAACCTCCTTCACTGTTAAGGTTTTCTGTCTGGTGACATAGCCCAGTTTGGCCGGAACGACCTTCTCAGGCTGCGCCTTGTAAGTCCGCATTGGCCACGTCACACGGTATCTGGTGTTGCCGATTGTTCCGGTGACGCCTTCATGGTTGCCAATGATTTCTTTCAACGCCATCTCCGCACTTTCAACGCGGCTGTCAACCGCATCCCGCTCGGCCTTGGCTTCGATAAATTCCCGCAACGCAGCAATTCCAGTCTCGTCATTGTCGAGTGGTATATCATCAACCCCGTCATCGACATGGCTGTAAGCCGTGTTCGCGTCGTCCGACGATGCGGCTGGATACCAATCGCCGTTGCGTTTGCGCCGCTCGAAATCATCCACGGCGGCAACGATTTGCCGCTGCATTTCCTTATCTGCCTGATACACGAACAGGCGCAACTCAATGCCGCGGTATAGCGTGGCGACGACGCCCCAGTTATATCCGGTACACATCATCTGCGCCTGTAATTGCCATGGCCCACGGAACGGTTGCGGGAAATCTTCCGGTGCCGCACTGGTAAGTTTCGACTCAATGATGCCCGTGCCGGAAATGTCAATCCTGCCGTCAATTCCGTTCATGCAGAATATCCGTTTCTTATATGACGGCGCGAGCAGGCCGTCGCCTTCCGCCGTGCCATCTAATGAGCACGCCAGAGCGAGCGCGCTGTGGAAAAACGCCTTGTCAAACTCCGTTCGGAGATTCTTCAGGCCAAGGCGATGTGCTGCTTCCGCAATGATGATCGGTTCCAGCGCATCGCCCCAGTGCGTTGCCTCATTGCCTTTAAACTCAGGCGTGCGGCCCTCCATCGCGGCAAGCGCATTGGCAAGCGCATCGTTGGGCGTCGCGTACCTACTCAGGCCCATGATTGTTGGGATTACCGATGCCGTGGCAATGGAGTCTGGCGTCAATTTTCCTACCATTGTATCCCCCCTATGAAACCGACGGCCAACGCCGCCAGCATTAAGATGATTGTAATCGGCAACTCGGAAGACGGTGATTGTACGTACAACCGCCGTACAGGCGATGCATTTGCCACATGCATTGCCAGCAATTTCTGATGTGTTGTCATGCTGTTTCTCTTTTTAGCAGGTTCCGCACGCTAGTCGCGTGCCATTCACCGCCCATCGAACTGGGAATGCGAGCGGTATTGAGATTCGCTGCGATGGCGGCGTAACTTTTACCGCCATCCCGCAACGACATAATTATTGGCATGACGCGGCCAGCCACCGCATCAGTCTTGGCGCGTCTGGCTGCCGCCGTCTTCGCGCCATTGCGGCGCGGATCAGGGCAGCCCAACTTGACGCCGCGACGCTTGGCTTCCGCCAGGGCAGCTTTCGTGCGGCGCGAGATTTCCTCGCGCTCGTGCTGGGCGAAGACGGCGCGAATGCCAAATTCGAGCGTACCGGCAGACGGCATGTCTGCTGCTACGATCTCGACACCACTATCACGCAACGTGAACAGGAACGCCGCGTTGCGCGACAGCCGGTCGATCTTGGCAATCAGGATCGCAGCGCCCTCGCGCTTGCAATGCGCCAGCGCGGCGGCAAGTTGCGGGCGACGGTCATCCTTACCCGACTCGACTTCTGTATATGTCGCAATCACGCGCGACATGTACGGCTCTACCAGCGTCTGCTGCGCTTCCAGGCCGAGGCCGCTACGACCCTGCTTGTCCGTGCTGACGCGCTTGTAAACGACATATTTTTCCTGGTTCATTGCCATCCCCCAATTTCTTGTCAATCCTCTATATATCCTATATAACATCAATACAACAAAAAAATACATGGAGCGAAAAAAATGCATAACATCAGGAATTGTATGCTGCGCCTGCGGGTCAGCACGATTGAGATGCTACGAGAATCTGTCGGCGATAGCGTACATCGCAGCATGTCGTCGCTCGCCGACGAGATACTCGAACAGGAACTGAAGCGCAGGCGTGGCGCGCTGGATCGTTTCATCGACGCGGCGAAACGATGAAGCCGGGTGGCGGGCGACAGAAGGGCGCATCGTTCGAGCGCTGGGTTGCCGCTGAACTGGAGAGCGAGCTAGGCGTTAAGTTCAGGCGCGAACTCGACCAGTATCAGCAGAAGGGGCTGGGCGATCTGCGTGCTATAGATTGTCCAGAATTCCCGTTCACGCTTGAGCTTAAACGTTACGCAAGGGGCTGCGTTGCGCGGGCGGAATGGTGGGAGCAGGTTTGCGAAGCGGCGCGGATTGCAAACCGTATGCCTGCCTTGATATACAAGTTTGACCGGCAGGGCATCAGATGCCGCGTGCCGTTCACCGCGATAATTGCGGCGGGCAACGGCGACGGTGAGTATCACTGGTCCTATGCTGTGGATATCGATTTCCAGACGTTCTGCATGTTGGTGCGTGAACTTCTGTAAGGGTCGGCGCACGCGGCGACGTTGTACCGCGTGTTTATAGACCGTCATAGCCGTGACGGCACAACTCAGGACAATGCACTAAGGAGAAAAGCATGGCTTTCATGAACAAGATGAGTGGCGGCGCAGGGGAGTCCGGTTCCGGTGAGTTCATCCGACGCATCAAGTATGACGCGAAAGCTGGCGATATGATCGCCATCAACCGCACTATGGGCAGCGATGGGCGCTACGCCAACACCGAGGAGGATGTACAGTTTCCTGTCCGGTTTATTTTCGACCTGGAGAACCTCGAAATCGGCTGGGTCTCCTTTGAGTCCGGTCGTCCCGACTGGCGTCTGGGAAAGGTCGGAGACGAACCGGTAAAGCAGCCTTCGCCGGAATACAAGGAGGCGTTCCGGGTCCACATATACAACAAGGAACTCGGTCTGCGTGAGTTTGGGTCGAGCGCCAAGACCGTCATGCGGAAAGCGGATGACCTCCACACCGCTTACGAGATGGAACGCGGTGCGAATGCTGGCAAGGTTCCGATCGTCGAGATTACCGATACGGAGATAATCAAAATCAATTCGCCGCAGGGCGAGTTGCGTTTTAAGGTGCCGAATTGGAGTATCGCTGGCTGGCAGGAGAAGCCACAGAACATGATCGACGAGGAGATAAAGTACGGCGTCGGCGATGCGGGCAGGGGGACGCCGGAACCGGCGACGACCGCAGCGCCAGCGGATGAGGACGACCTGTTTTGATTCGCGTGGGCGAGCGGCTATGCTGCTCGCCCGTACCTCTGGGAGAAAAAGATGGATAATATTGGCGTATATATGGAGCAGGTTGCCCGTCATTACTGGGGCGAGCCAACTCGCATTCGCGGCAGAACGATGAGGTTTGGCAAAAAGGGTGGGCGCGAAATTAATAAAGATAAAGGCACTTGGTTCGACTTTGAAATAAACGAGGGCGGCGGGGTAATCGACCTGGTTCGCCTTATGGAGGGCGCGCAGATTGGCGGGATCGGTAAGGTACTGCAACGCAAGTTCGGCATCCCGTCTACTCAACAGGAGAAAATAAAGCCTCGCGAATACTTGTCGAAGGTCTACGATTACTTCGATGAGAACGGCGAATTACAGTATCAGGTGTTACGATATGAGCCTCGCCGTTTCTTGCAGCGTCGCCCGGATGGCGATGGCTGGGTGTACAAGATGGATGGTGTCGAGCCTCTGCCGTATCGGCTGCACGAGATCATCGCGCGCCCGGACGATCCCGTGTTCATTGTCGAGGGTGAGAAGTGTGCAGATGCGCTGGCCAAACAGGGTGTGCTGGCAACGACATCGCATGGCGGCGCAGGCAAATGGCGGGAGCCGCTGAACAAATGGTTTGCTGGGCGGCGCGTGTTCGTGCTGCCGGATAACGACGAACCCGGCAAGCGTCATGCGGATGGTGTCATCACGCACCTGCTGCCCATCGCGAAAGAGATTCGGCGCGTTGAACTGCCGGGGCTACCGCCGAAAGGCGACATCGTGGATTGGATAAATGCGGGTCAAGATTTGGATACACTTCGCGAGTTCTGCAAACGTGCGCCTGTAATCGAAACCGCGCCGGAGAAAAAACCAGAAAATTCAGAACAAAATCATAGCCATATCTATGAAATGTCTGAGGGAAATAGTCGATCGGGCATAACCGTAGATGCGGAACCTGACGTGTTCCGGGTGCTCGCCATGGCCGATCTACTGGCGTTGCCGCCGCCCGATTGGCTTATCGACGGCGTGTGCACGCGCACGTCCTTCGGCGTGCTGTACGGCCCGCCGGGCGCCGGGAAGTCATTCGCCGCAATCGACATGGCAATGTCGGTCGCGACCGGCCAGGCATGGCACGGGCGCGGCGTCGCGCAAGCCGCTACCCTGTACATTGCGGCAGAAGGCGGCGGCGGCCTGGGCAAACGCATCAAGGCTTTGCAAGCCGCGCGTCGCGGCGCATGGCGCGGCCCGCATCCGCTGTATGTCATCGATCAGGCCGTGCGGTTTGCCGACGCTGGCGACGTAGAAGCGCTGCTGGCGACGATCGACACTATCGACCAGCGATTTGGCCTGGTCATAGTTGATACCGTCGCGCGTGCCATGGTGGGTAGCGACGAAAACGACGCGCAGGCGATGGGAGAGTTCGTCGAAGCGTGCGCCGCCGTGCAACGGCATATTGGCGGCGCCCTGATCGGAATACACCATAGCGGAAAAGACGTGGCGCGCGGCTTGCGCGGGTCGTCGGCGCTATTGGGCGCTGCTGACCATGTGATCCGCGCAACGCAAGAGGATGGCATTCTGAAGCTTGAATGCGAAAAGCAAAAGGACGCGGAACCCATGCCGCCGGTATCGTTTCGGATGCGGCATGCGGCGCTTATCGGCGACACGTCCCTGGTTCTTGAACGCATAGAACCGTCAGACCAGCGTGGCGACGTAGCCAGCGGTGGCGGTCGCGCCTTAACGCCATCGCAACAAATCGCGTTGACTGCTTTGGACAATGCGACTGTTGCTTGCGGTAAAACGCGCGTGCCAAAATCGGCGTGGGAAGCGCACCATCTCGCTATGGCTGGCGATTTCACGCCAAGCACAAGGCGAAGCGCACGCGCGGCATTACTGGCGCGCGGGCTGGTCATGGTCGCTGGCGGCGAAGCGTGGCGATTATAAGATTTCGCCGATAAACGCGACGCCGCATAGTAAAATGGCCATAGTCGCGGCATAGGCCGCAAATTCAATTAGCAGGCGCATTGTTTCCCCCGGCGGGTTAAAGGGCGTCGAAGCCGTCAAGCGTTCCGCCCTGAAATACAGCGCGGATGTGGCCGTACTTTTTCTCGAGGCGGGAGACCAGCGCGTCCGTCCAGAGCCGACCCGGAATCGCCGCGATCTCGTCTCCCTCGAACGTGGTGATATAAACGCTGTCCGCCGAAGCGCCGGTGGATTCGTCGATGTACTGGTCAGAGTTGTTAATTTCGATCATTCTGCTTCCCCTTCTTGTCGCCACAGCCATCCTGCGGCGGTCCAAATCCTATACATCAATATATAAATGTGATACAACAAAAAAATAATAAATATTTGAAAAACACGGTAAACGCTTCGCACCGTGTGTTTATTCGACGATAAGTGGCGGCGAAAAACGTATGTAAAACAACGGCTTAAAATGCGGTGCGTACTACTTAATGGGAAGTTCGCACTTGATGCGAAGCGCATAAAGTGTCGCATTTAAATGCGAAGTTAAAGGCACAATGAAAACAATATGTTAAATGGTCAAATGCGTAAGTGCGAAGTGCGAAAATAAAGGTTCGCATTTAAATGCGATGCGCCCCCCCCCTCTAAGGGGGGGCGCTTCGCATCGCACTTCGCATTTCGCATCGCACTTCGTATCGCATTTCATAACGCAAGGAGGTTTGATCGTGTCCAAAAAATCAAAACGCATTATCCCGCGTGGCGACTATGGCCCGCCTATGTATCAGGTAAGCGACAAAACGATGCGTCGGATCAATGCCGCGCTTGTGGAACATGACCGCATCGCGTCGCAGTATGAACGACGTTGGGGAATTGACCGTTTGCCTGATTTGGTGCCAGCAGAATTGCGAGCGAAATACGAGATGCAATGTGAGCGGCTTAACGCCGCAATCGCCACCTGGGATGCGGATAGCGTGGAGAAGTTGGTGCCGGTGTCATGCCGCGCATATGCTGCGCTGGAAACCGCAGCAATAGCGGAAGGCGAAACGCCGCTACGCGGCGATTATTACGAGGCTGCGCTGAATGACGGGAGGCCGCTCATTATTACGCGGGACGTTCACGAACAAGCGCGTGTCGCAAAAGAACGGCCGGATGCTATCGTGTGGGGGACCGATGAAGTCGCGCGCGTTGTGGGAGAATGGGAAGCTGCGCTATCCGTTATGAAGGCCAAAACGGTATTCCCCGGCGCCAGCGTGGCGCGTGTTAAAGAGAAGGCAGATCTGAATGACGACATCCCATTCTGACGCAAGCGTGCCATTGTCGGATATCGGCAAATGGACATGGTCGATTGTGCCGACGCGCGCTTTTGGGGACAAGCGGCTTATCGACGCTGACAGGCGCGTGCTGGG